CTCCAGTATAGTTGATAATGATAAACTCTGCTGTTTTTCATTATCTTGGATATTCTGTAAATATTCTTGGTCTTCTACTATTTTAATTTTCTTCTCCTCTCCTTTTTGCACTTTAGTTTTAATTTTTGAAATATCTGTTTTATATGTATTGTTATAATCACTGTAATATGGTAGTCTATCCAACCAAGCTAAATTTGCTACATATATTGCCTGTCTATATAGTTTGATGAAATCATTACTATAATTAGAACACTTCCTTGACCAAGGAGTTAGTGTCAAAAATCTTTTGAATTGTCGGATTATTTTATAACCTAAATACTCATCTTTGTATGTGCTTGTAGAGCAAAAATCTATATCCTTAATACCACCTATTTTGAGATACTTAGCTATCTGTCCTAATCCATGTATACCTGTTTTAAGTGGTGAAAAAACAGTATAGTAGCTAATATTTATTTTATTGTTTGAAATAGTTTCTGGTAAGAACACAGTTGCATCATCACCTTTACACAATAATCCATATTGGTCCTTGTTCAACTTTAACTTACATTCAATGACATATCTGTTGTAAATTGCCATTCTGATTGTATTCATTAATGTGGTATCGCAGCTGCCCGAAAAGACTTTCCCTCTTTGTATTATTGTACCATATATTCTCTTAGTAGCTAATTTCCCTTTACCAGTTATTTGGTACATTTTAATGGTTCTATATTGTGGGAAAGCATAAAATTTGTAAGTTTTGAGATCAACATGATGCACTTTGTGTTTGATTAGATTATATATAGAATGATCTATTATTTTTTTAATTTCATAATGTTGTGTTCTATCAAATCCTGAGCCATCTAATTGAACAGTTTTTGTATAACCTAAATACTCCATTGTGTTATAATATTTCTCTATCTGTGTCCAATTTTTAGATCCGCAATATCCTTTAAAAATTTATCAAATATTTCAGCCAATTTCCATGTGATTGGTCCCATAACATATTTATGTTCTGGTTGAGGGCTGCATATACATCTGTTTTTAGGTGCTTTGCCTTGTTCATATAATTGTTTCTCACTTTTAACAAACATCTCATATGAATTATCTAATTTAATATTGTATGGATCTATATTATCTATTTCCTTTTGTTTGTTGGTCTTGAGATGATTGTACCAATCTTCAAAATTGTAATCGAAGTTTTGTAAAATACTTTTAATTTCTGGCAATATTGTATTCCTATACCATTGTGAAAAATGTT